TCATCGCTATCGTCAGCATCTTCGGTCGCGGCCTCCTCAACGGGTTCCTCGCCTTCGATGATTACGATGTCGTCTTCATCATTTTCTGTAATTTGGTTGTCAGCCATATCTATGCTCCTAGAGGAATGCCTTGACGGCAAGCGGGTCACCAGTGACCTTGCCTACCAAATCAAGATCGTTGAAGATTACGACGATGGCCTCTTCTCCATCATCGGTCTTTACCGACCAACGGTCGCCGCCGTAGCGGGGCACGCGCACGAAGTCTCCGACTTCACACCACGACCCTTCAGGCCAGCTTTCCATTGTGCTGCGGTTCTTGAACGCGAGGCTGCCGACGTCGATGACCTTGGCGACCTGCGTGTTGTAATGCTCCGTCTCGCGGACGTCGCCTGTCAGGATGATGCCACCCTTCGTCTTTGTCTTGGGTGTCCGTATCTGGCACAGGACGCGCGAGCCGAATGGCCGCACGCCTGCGTCACAGGGTGGGAATGCTTCATCAAGTCCGTCGTAACTAAACTCGACGCTGTTTCCATTTATCTGCATGTGTGCTCCTAAAATTCACGTTTGTCGTCCTCCGCCACCGTGTTGATCAGGATTTCCTTGGCCCGCTGCAATCCAGCGTACAGGCCAACGGCGCGTCCATAATCAAACTCGGTCTTGCCGGACGGCCTCTCCAGCGCCTCAACAGCCATCGCTGACTGCTCTGTCTCAAGACGCTGAAGGAGGGTCTCTATTCTCACGCAGGTGTCTTGGGTGACTTGCCTACGGGTGGCATGATGCCCATTGCCATTTTCTTGTGCATTGGCATGTACTTGTCGCCTGCCTTCGGGCTGGTGCCCTTCGGTGTCGCGGTCTTTGCATTGTCGGCCATATGGTTTTCCTTATGGTTGTGGGTTTATCCCAGTGCCGGTTGACACTGCGATGCGTTCGCCAGACATGATCTCGGCCTGCGCAAGCTGCATGGCCGTCTGGTTGTCTTGCTGGTTCATGGTCATGCGGGCGTTGAGTTCCGCCGACTTGCGGGCGTCCTCGCGGTCCTGCTTCATCTGCTCAAGCTGCTGCTCGATCTGTAGCTTCTGTGCCTGAAGCTGCATCTCGGCTTGGCTCTGCATTGCCTCGGCCTGCATCTTCTGACCCTCGATCTGCATGGCAGTCTGATCTTTCTGGGTCTGCACTTGCAGCTTCTGACCTTCAAGCTGCATCTGCGCCTGATCGCGCTGTGCCTGTGCCTGTAGCTTCTGGCCCTCGATGGCGGTGCGCGGATCTTGCGGCGGCTGCGGTGCGAACTGCTGCATCATCTTCATGGCCTGATCGATGACGGGCGGCAGCGATGCGAACACGTCGGTCGCGTCAGTGACCACAGACTGCGACGCCTCGGCCAGCATGCGATCGAATGCGCGGCGTGCCTCGTCGTCCTTGAGGTTCTTCATGTCCTCGCTGATGTCGATGCCCGACGTGTCCTCGGCCAGCTCGAGCACGGTCGACGCGTACCACAGCGCAAGGTGCTCCTTGATGTGGCCGAGTACCACCGGCAGGTAGGTTGGCGCGATGAGCTGGCTTGCGCCGAGCGCTGGGTTCGTCATGTACGCCAAGTGCGTCTTGAGGTGGGCGATGTGGTCCTGCTCAGGGAAGGCGACGATCGGGCGGCCCATTGTGGCCGCGACGTTCTCGTTGACCGCGTTCTGCTGCTTCGGCTCCATCGGCGGGACCAGCAGCTCCTTCGGGTTCGGTACGCGCAGCGTCTCAAGCAGACGCTCCTCGACCTTGCGCAGGTTGTACAGTTGCGGCAGTGCGGCGGCCCGCTGCGACACCGCCTGAACCTGCGCAAAGCGCTGGCTCTCGCTGAAGATCGACGGGTCGGACACAGGCACAACGTCCATCGGGCCTTCGAAGTCTGCGCGGGTGGCCAGCACTTCGCCGACCTCGTGCTTGACGTCCGCGTCGTCCAGATACATCGCGTTGAGGCGGTGCAGGATGCGCAGCGTGCGCGCCATCGCGGCATGCAGACGTGCGTGGATCGAGGAGAACACGGTCATGCCCTCTTGGATCAGCGCGAGCGTCGTGCCGACTGGCGCGTTCGGGTTCTGGTCGGCAAGGTTGTCCATCGACGTGCGGACGACGCCCTTGCCTGCGTCGACCACAAAGCCGAGCAGTTGGAACAGTGTCGGCGATGGCGGGTTGAACGGTATCGGCATGGCCAGCTTGCGGACGTCATCGACGTTGAGGCCGCCCTCGATCTCTTCGACCTGCGTCGGCTGGATGTTCAGCGACTGGCCGCCGCGTGTGCCGCCCTTCAGCTTGAGCATCGTCGGCACGTTCTGGATGTGCGCGCTGTCCATCAGTGCGCGCAGCGCGCCGGTCGCGGCAGCGGATAGGCCGCCGATCATGTGCGGCAGGCCAATCGGGTAGGCACCGCGCCACGGGATGAACGGGAACTCGACGAACCAGTCTAGTGGCTCGCGGCTGTCGTCCTCTTCGTCCCAGTTGCGGTAGATCGCGAGCACCTTGCTCGATGGCTTGTCGATCGTGATGATGTACGGCGCGTTGCCGTCACCCTCGACGTCGGCGATGACGTGGCACTCGAACACGGTGCGCAGGCCATCTTCGTTGTAGCTGGTGTCTGACCGGCCCTCGATCTTGTCGTTGGCTACGTCGGCTGCCGAGCGCTCAGGCTCTTGCCCCGCTGGCGTCAGGTCGACGTCGCGGTACATGCCGCTCTCGACGCGCTGCTCGTAGTCGAGCTGCGTCAGGTACTGGACGTGCGTCTTGCGCTGCGCGGTGTAGAAGTTGGTCGCCGCGAATGGCAGGTACATGTCGTCGATCATGACGGCAAGGAAGCCGGGGCGGTTGCGCGCCTCGTCCCATGACATCTTGAGGTACTGCGCGCCGCCGAGTGGCACCTGCGTCAGTAGCTGCTCAAGCTCCGAGCGGAACTCTTGGCTCTGCACGGTGAGCTGCCAGTTCATGAGCGACGTCTTGCGCTTCGCCTTCTGGATCTTCTTGATCGTGACTTCGCCCTCGATCAGATCCTTGGCTGGGCCTTGCGGCGGCAGAAGCTCTTTGATGGCGCGTGACGCGAAGTCGATGCACGCCTCGGTCATCATCGGGTGGACCACCTTCGATGCGCCGTTGAACTGTGCGCCGCCGGGCGCGTCGTCGCCGAGACCGGTGCGGCGGATGCCCTCTTCGTACTGCTCGTCGCGCTTCTTGCGCGCCTCTTTGTCGCGGCTGATCAGTTCGAGGAACTTCGATGCCAGTGACTTTAGGTCCGGTTCGGGCATAGTCTCGGCGAGGTTGTCGTAGAACTCGCTCTCGCCTGCGGCTGGTCCGTTCTCCTCGAGCGTGACGATAGCGCCACCGTCCTCGGTGTCCTCAACGTCGGTCACGTCCTCGCCGTCGAACTCAACGGTCTCGCCCTCGATGATGTCTTCGTCTTCGATCATTGCCTAATCCTTATTGCCCATACGGGTTCTGTATCACCTTCGGCGGTGGTTTATCAATCTCTTGTGGCTTCTTGTCGACCAGCGAGCCGAGCATGCCCTTGTCCATCATGAGCCGCATCGCCTGCGTCGTGCTGTCGACGAAGTCGTCGTGCTTGATGCTGCCCTTGCCGCTGAACGAACAGAGCTGCGCCACCAGCGGGTCGGCCCAGACACGCGGCTTGCCGGGGAACTTGTCGCTCTCGGGCAGGAACACCCTGCGCCGTGCGAATACAGGGCTGACCACATGCAGGCGCGCCAGCTTGTCTGCTCTGCCGGGGTTGTAGGCGTGTGCCAATATACCCTCGCGCTCGAGCATCTGTCTCAAGCTGATGCCGCTCCCCTTGTCCTCGATCAACAGGATGTCTGGCTTGCGCCCAGATGTCAGCGGCTTCGAGCTGCCGTACATGGGCTTGATCAACGCGACGTCCTGATCGTCGCCGTATGCCGTGTTCATCTCTTTCTTAACGCGCTTGATCAGGTCGGGCATGCCGAGCTGCTCCTGCCAGCAATCGAGCAGGATGGTGTATCCCTTCTCGTCGTGTTGGAACACGCCCCAGACGCTGCACGCCGTGTAGTCGGCGTCGCCGCTCTTCGTGTCGCGGGTCGCCTCAGTGAACGCAGTGTCGAGTGACATGATGATCCAGTCGAACGCGGGCAGCGGCTTCTTCGCGGGCCACAACTTGAGCCAGCTCTTCTTGATGATAGCATTTTCGGACGGGTCCAGCAGCTCGCCAAAGATCTCTTGACGCCCAAGCGTTGTGCCCTCGTAGGCCTCAAGACTTTCGAAGAACCGATCGGGCAGGTTGGCGCGGTTGTCGAACGTCGAGCCGGTGACCACAGTGCGCCCAGCCTTCGGGATGATCAGCTTGCGCACCAGCTCGACTGGCCGAGGCGTCGTCGTCCACAGCACCTGCGGCTTCGCGCCGAGGCGCAGCCCCATCATGGCCATGTCCCACGTCTCTTCGGCGTTCTGCCATGCGGCCAGCTCGTCGCACCAGATGAACTGATGCTGCGGACCGCGCAGACGCGCAGGCTTCTCTGACGTAAAGCCACGGATCTTCGTGCCGTTCTTCATCTCGAGGAGAAGATCTGTGCTGTTGTACTTCTTGATCAACGCCTCGGGGATGACATTGAGCAGGCCGCTCTCGCCCTGAAAGCAGACCTTGTCGACGTCGGCATAGGTCGGCGCGATCACGGCGCAGTATGTGTTGCGGTACAGGGCGGCTTTGGCACCCAGCCATTCTGCGCCTATGCGCGTCTTGCCGAAACCGCGTCCGGCCATGTAGCCGTACTCGCTAAAGTCTGCGTCGGGGATCTGGTTCGGTCGCGCCATCTTCGCCCAGCGCACCTGCCAATCGACAAGGATGCGCGCCTCGGGTTTCATGGCGCGCGCCTGCGCTACCTCGAGTTCGATCACGTCATCCATTGTTGCGGTACAGCGTCAGCGTTTCGCGCAGCTCATGATTGGCTGCGCGGATCTTGTCGTAACGCTCGTTGGCCAGATGCAGTGCGTGGTTGAGCGCGTACTGCTCAGTCGCGTGGTGATCGGCAGCCGCCTCCAATTCGCGGATGCGACGCCACGGGTTGGTGAACAGGCGCGGGATCATTTGCTGTTGCGCTTCGCGGCCAATATGGTCTCGGCGAAGAACGCGGCCAAGGCGTCTGCTTCAGGTGCCTCGATTTCGTCGTCCTTGGCTTTTTCTTTCTGCGGAACGTCGCCATAGCGCGACGGCTTGAGCTTGCCCATTGCCCACTTGCGCGTGTCGATGCGCACGCGCTTGTCCTGCACCTCGATCTCTGGGTTGTCGGCGATCTCGAAGATCTCCTCCAGCATGTCCTCGGTGGCGGCCTCCCGCGCGCGCATGTAGCGCTCGGCGAAGGAGGGGAAGCGATCGAGCCACACGTACACTGTCGATGCGTTTGGAAACTCGTCGGACTTGCACAGCTTGCGCAGACTGATGCCCTCGGTGAGCTTATCACAGATGAGGTTACCCATCTCCTCAGTGTATGTGCTAGGTCGGCCAGTCATCTCGTCTGCATGCTCCGTTCGGTTACACAGTGCTACCAGTTACGACCCCTAGATAACCGCATTCTCACCCACATGCAAGAGGCAGCTCGACTGAGCTATTCCAAATCACCCAGCCGAGCCTACGCCATCAACACCAAACAGGCTCTCGCTGTCAAAGCAAATCGGAGCCATCCGCTGGGCCCTTCAGCATATCCTCCACGGCTCTAGCCAATGCACTGCGGATGAGCAGTCGCGGCAGATCCGCATGGCGGCTGCTGAACCGCTGGCCATTCCAACCCAGCCAATAGTTCGCTTTACGCGGTGCCCTGCCA